AACATTGCACTAAAACGATTTTATGTAATAGACGAAGTTACTAGAGCAGCAGAAGGATTTAGTCAAACTTGGTATCCGCACTTGTATAGATTACGTGCAAAACAAATACTAGATTCACAAGAATACAAAGACATACTAGATCTTCCAGCAGAAGAAGGTAGTGCAAATACGCTTAGAGATGTACTTAGTACTTACGAAAAAGAAATGCAAATAAATGAAGCTATTATAGCGCAAGCAGAAGTTGATGTTCCTCTTAGTGGATATTCTACTATACAGTTCTACACACTACAACTGTCTGATTCAGGCGAAATTGAAATTGTAAGTACTGACTATGACAGTTTATTAGCTGATGATCAGATAACAGCTGACACTGTTTTTGTTACACCTGATGGAAATGGATATCAAGGATATTTAGTTGGCGATGGTATTCCTCCAAATGGAGCACCATACGGACAAGGTATTGGGTTTCCAGGTGCACCTGAAAATGGAGACTATTTTTTAAGAATTGATTTATCTCCTAATAGATTGTTTAGATATGACGGAAATAGCTGGCGCAAAATAGAAGATGCAGTAAGAACCACACTCACACAAACAAGTGGTCGCGATACTCTAAAAGGCACGTTTATAAACAACACAACAGTAAATAGTATTAGCGGAGAAGAGGTTGTTGAAAGACAGGCTCTAAGTAAAGCTCTTAGAGCAAAGGCAGGTGACTAATGCAATACTTTTATGATGGACAAATACGTAGATACATTACACAGATTGTAAGAGCATTTAGTAACTTTAGCTATCGTGACGGCGACGGTGATATCAGAGTAGTTCCGGTATTGTACGGAGATATTACAAGACAAGTTGGCAGTATTATTAGAGAAAACAGTGATAACAAACTACCAAGTGCTCCTCGAATGGGTGTGTATATTACTAGTTTGCAAATGGACAGATCGCGATTGAGTGATAGTAGTTATGTTAGTAAAATCAATCTTAGAGAAAAACAGTTTGATGAAAACACTAGTAGTTATATAGCACAACAAGCCAAGGGATATACAGTCGAACGATTGCATCCAACTCCTTACACACTGAGTGTTAATGTTGACGTATGGTCAACTAGTACTGATCAAAAACTACAAATACTTGAACAAATTTTTATGTTATTTAATCCAGACTTAGAGTTTCAAACATCTGACAACTATGTAGATTGGACTAGTTTAAGTGCATTGTATTTAGAAGATATTAACTTTAGTAGTAGAACTATTCCTGTAGGAACGCAAGATGACATTGATGTTGCTACACTAGGATTTACAGCACCAATATACATTTCGCCACCTAGTAAAGTTAAAAAACTAGGCATTATAACAGATATTATCACAGGTGTTTACAGTCAAGATGCTGGCACCATTAGTTTAGAAGGATTTAATCCACCAACTAGTTCAGACCAAGGTGTTGCAAGTGGTGTTACTGTATTACCAGATGGTACTGTTGTTAATGCAGGAAATGTTGGTATTACATCTACCTCAAGTGTAAGTAACACAGGATTAGATTTAAGCAATCCACTAGTTGTAAGTTATAGAGATTTTGATATTATAATTAATGACGACGAAGCCAAACTAGCTAAAAATAAAAAACTTCGATTAGGCGATATTAGTTGGTTAAATATTTTAGAAGCAGAGCTGCCGTCAAAATATCAACCCAACATAAGTCAAATAAGATTGCGCAGAGCAGAACTTAGTGGTGAAATAATTGGAACGTTTAATATCCCAAGCAATGATACTCATACAATGATTATCGATTGGGACGAGGACACATTGCCGGCTAACACTATTATAACAGGACCGTCTAAGACGGATGGAACTATTGATTATATTATTAATCCTATAACTTATAATCCTCAGACAGTAAAAACACCTGGTGTTAGATTATTATTATTAGGACCAATAGGTTATAAAGTTGAACGTAGTTTTAAAGCTACTACCAGTAGTAATAGAATAGATACTGATATAGACTTTACTATTACTACTAGCGAGTTGGCCGATAGAGCAGGAGATGAACGTGTTACAAGTTTTGAAGTATTTGTAAACGGAACACCAGTAGCAGCAACAAAGTCAAACATTGATGATAAGTTTATTATAAATCTAACTACAGCATACAGCATCGACGACAATATCTCGTATGTGCTCAATCTAAACGAAAAAGGTCCTGATGCTTGGAAAAATGCAGATAATACAGACTTTTCAGCTGATGCAAATGATATAGTTGAATGGGATGGATCTAAATGGGTTACTATTTGGAACTCTAGCAATGACAATGAAACTACATACGTTACTAATGTAACTACTGGGCAGCAGTTTTATTGGAACGGATATTATTGGCAAAGTGCAGTTGATGGTTATTATCCACGAGGAACTTGGACTATTACACTTTAAAATAAGTAGTTGTATGAACAAGATAATTTGCAGTGGTGCTTTATTTTATAGCCTTAAAACAAAACGATTTCTTTTTTTACATCGCACCAAAGGAAAAACAAAAAACCTTTGGGGATTAGTTGGTGGAACAAACGAAGGCATTGAAACACCTTGGGAAGGATTGCAAAGAGAAATAACTGAAGAAATAGGCAATCTTCCAAATATTAAAAAAACAATACCTTTAGAAACATTTATAAGCAGCGATAATCATTTTAGTTTTCACACATATCTTTGTGTAGTTGATAATGAATTTATTCCAGAATTAAATAATGAGCATGATGGCTACGCTTGGGTAACATTTGGAAAATGGCCAAAACCTTTACATCACGGGTTGAGTAATACACTACGAAGTAAAACCAATCAAAAGAAACTAGATACAGTTATACGGTTGGTAGATATAATATCTCAAACTGATTCTTAAGCCATTCAAAATCATTAATTTTTACTAGTTCATCTGAATTGTCTGCATTCATTTCGCCAAATGCTTTACCTGCTTTTGCTCCAGCAATAGCTGCTTTTCCAAAAGGTTTATCATCTCCTCTTGAGCACCATGCATCTAATCTAAAATCAGTTTCGTCATCTTTTTGTCTAGCAATAGTACGACTAGCAAGTTTACAACATTCTCTAAATCCACTACGCCATGCACTAAATGCATCTGTATTAAATGCTGTTGTATTACTCATTTTATCTACACCTTTAAACTTATCACTAATACTAGTAGTCATATCAGTTGTAGTTTCGTCAAGGTTTCTTGTTAATCGAGTGGGCAGAAGTTTGACGCCACCATACCCATACACTAGCCCGTTTACTGGATTATGACTTCTCCACACATGCACAGTATCTTTGCCGTCGATATCGTATGCAGGCACATAGTAATCAAACTCAAAGTCGTCTATTATTTCAGCATCGCCGTCAACAACCCAAAACATTTCTGTTTCAACTAACTCAGCAGCACGTTTATGAGCTGCATGAATTCCTTTGATATCCATTACTCGTTTTGCTCTTGGATACTTTTCTTTTAGTTCATAGTAGTTGTCGTCGGCATTTGGTTCGCCATTACTAATAAACACAATATCATACGGCTTTGGCATACTACCAACTTCGTCGTATTCTTTTTTGTTAACAAAAAATCTATAATCAATTTCTCGTTGACTAATATTCAACTGTTTACTAACTAATGCAATACCGTCATAAAACTCGCTATTTTTCCAAACATGATTTATTCTACGTTCATATTGATTATGATGACTGATATAAAAATTCCAGTTAAAATCTTCATTAGGTAAAAACGAATCGTTTACAATCCAAAACATGTCTGTGTTACAGTTTTCTTTTGCTTCTAAATAATCTTGATAATCGTTTACTGTATATGTTGGATATTGTTTTGGTGTACTTGCTACAACATCATATTCTTTCTTTTTTATAAGAAAGCGGTGTTCAATTTCTTTTTCACTTACTAATACATTTTTACTGTATAATACAATACCATCGTAGTTGTCGCCATTTAAAAATACGTGATTGATATTTCTATCAAATGTATTTTGATGACTAAAGTATAAACTAAAATCAAAATCTTTGTTTACATCAACGTCAGTAGGCACACCCCAAAACATTTCAGTGTCGGAGTTGTACAATGCATTTGTATAATCGTCATAGTTGTCAACTGTAAACTTTTTATATTTTTTTGGTTTACTTGCTACAACTACATGTTCTTTTTTATTAACATAAAATCTATGATCAAATTCTTTTTCAGATATAAGATCTATAGTATTTAATAATGCAATGCCATCATAATCAACACCATTTAAAAACACATGATTTGTTGATCGGTCAAAAGAATCTTGATTGTGGAAATAGTTGTCCCATTCAAAATCACTCAACGGATCTACGTCAAATGGGATTAGCCACATCATATCACTGCCGCAACTATGAAATGCACTCTTGTATTGCTCATAGTTTTCAACTATAAACTTTTCATAATCTTTTGGACCACTTGCTATAATGTCATGGTCAATTTTATGTTTTAGTTCTTTGTGTTCTATTTCTTCTTTGCTTACCAATGCTTGCTTACTAAACAAAAATACACCATCGTACTTGTTTCCGTTTAGCCAAGCATGATTAGATTTTTTTTCACTACTATGATGACTAATATAATAATCAAACTCAAACTTTTCGTCAATAACAATGTTGTCTGAATATCCCCAGAACATATCAGTTGTCGAAACTTCATTTGCGTACTTGTAATCTTCATAGTTGTTAATAACAAACTTATCATAGCATCGTGGATTACTTGCTAAAATTCTTACTTCTTTTTTATTAATAAAAAATCTATGTTTTATTTCTTTGTCTGTTAGCTCGCAGGATTTT